ATTGGTTCGGCGCAGAGACTGCAAGCCCCACTGCACACCAGCGAAGCAGAGCAAAACGTATGGCGCGAAGTCGTAAACGATCAGCCTGCCACCGCTTTCACGCCGACGCATGGCCCGCTGCTTGAACTGTACTGTAGACACATTGTTCACGCCCGCATACTGGCCGACGAACTGGCGAACTTTGACCGTGCATGGATGGCTGACGATGAAGGTCTGAAGCGTTACGACATGCTGCTGAAAATGTCAGAGCGCGAAAGCCGTGCCGCGTCAAGTTTGGCAACGCGCTTGCGGATTACCCGGCAAGCCGTAGAGCACCCGCTTACTGTTGGCAGAACCGCAGCAGCACAATCCAAGGGCCGCAAGCCGTGGGAATTGGCGATTGAAGCGTGAAGCAAACTAGGGGTGAGCGCAACTGCGAATGGGTGGAGCGGTTTTGCAGAATTCCCGAGGGCAAGTTTGTCGGCAAGCCAGTCAAGCTAACCAAGCACCAGCGGGTATGGATTAAACGGATTTACGACAGCCCGACGCGCTTGTTCATTCTGAGCATGGCCCGCAAGAACGCAAAAACCGCACTGGCTGCGTTCTTGCTGCTGTTGCACTTGGCAGGCCCTGAAGCAAAGCCAAACAGCCAGCTTTACAGCGCAGCCCAATCGCGTGATCAGGCCGCTATCTTGTTCAGTCTGGCTGCAAAGATGGTGCGAATGTCGCCTGATTTGGGGCAGGTTGTCGCAGTGAAAGACACTGCAAAGCAGTTGGTGTGCGCTGATCTTGGGACGGTTTATAAAGCCCTGAGTGCTGACGCCAGCACCAGTTACGGCTTGAGTCCATGCTTTGTGATCCACGACGAACTAGGCCAGGTGAAAGGCCCACGGTTTGAGCTTTATGAGGCACTGGAAACCGCCAGCGCAGCGCAGGAAAGCCCGCTATCCATTGTGATCAGTACGCAAGCGCCGACAGATTCCGATTTGTTGTCGCTTCTGATTGACGATGCTCTGACCGGGGCAGACCCGGCAAACAAAGTTGAGCTTTGCACAGCCAATATTGATCTTGATCCTTTTGGCGAGGAAGCCATCAGGCAGGCGAACCCGCACTTTGACGACTTTATGAATAAGTCCGAAGTGTTCCGGCAGGCACAGGATGCCAAACGACTACCAAGCCGTGAAGCTGCTTACAGAAACCTGATTCTGAATCAGCGCGTCGAGGCGCGAAACCCGTTTGTTGCTCGGGCTATCTGGCTGGAAAACGGCGAGCAACCCGACGAACTGGACGGCCAGACGGTTTACGGCGGGCTTGATTTGTCGAGCGTGTCCGACTTGACGGCATTGATCCTTGTGACAGATAGCGGTGATGTGCATTCGACGTTCTGGCTTCCTGAAGATGGCCTAGAGGAAAAAAGCCGAACTGACCGGGTTCCTTACGACATTTGGCGAAACGAGGGAATGCTTGAAACAACGCCAGGGCGTGCGATTGAATACGAGTTCATTGCCGAGTACTTGAGGTCTTTGTTTGACCGCTGCAACGTGGCTGCCATTGCGTTTGACCGCTACAACATGCGCTTCCTAAAACCGTGGTTAGAGCGTGTCGGCTTCACTGAAGAAGAACTGGAAAAGTTCAAAGAATTTGGCCAGGGGTTTGTCAGCATGTCGCCCGCAATCCGCGAGCTTGAAGCAAAGCTGCTGGCAAAGAAACTGCGACACGGCAATCACAAAGTGCTTGAAATGTGCGCAGCCAACGCGCAAACCGTGAGCGACCCGGCTGGCAACCGCAAATTTACCAAGCAAAAGACCACGGGCCGCATCGATGGCATGGTGGCTTTGGCGATGGCTGTTGGCGTGATGCCAATGGAATCCGCAACTGAAACCTCATTTTGGGACACTGAAACTTGAAATTCCTTGATAGATTATTCGGGCGCAAAGCGACCCAGCTTACCTATGATCAGGTGGCAAACCTGATTGACGGCGTAAGCGGGGGAACTGTCGCCGGGGTATCTGTCACTGAAAAAACAGCGCTTCAAGTCTCTACTGTGCTGGCGTGCGTCAAAGCGATTGCTGACGGCTGCGCAACGCCTGACCTGCACGTTTACCGCGAACTGACAGACGGCACACGCCAGAAGGCGACCAACATCCCGGAATATCGCCTGTTGTCACGCCGCCCGAATGAGTTTCAAACGAGCTTTGAATGGCGGCGTCAGATGACCATGCACGCCGCACTGACCGGCGCAGGCCTGTCTGTCAAGGTGCGCGGCTTGAATGGGCGCGTCAAAGAGTTGATTCCTGTGATGCCGGGGCAATGGTCAATCCAGCGCAACAGCCGGTACAACATCGTCTATCGGTGCACTGATCAGTTCGGCATCATTGGTGAATTCGGACCGGACGATGTGTTCCTGTTGAACAATTTGCAGTGGGATTTTGTAGGTAATTTGAACGCTGTCACACTGGCCCGCAGCGCGATTGGGTTGGCAATGGCAACTGAGCGCAGCCAATCGGCCATGCACGCCAATGGATTGCGGCCTAGTGGCACCTACAGCGTAGACGGTAACCTGACCGCAGAGCAACACGGGCGATTAACTGCCATGCTCAAGGCCAAATCAGGACCGGACAACGCTGGCATCCCTATGATTTTGGACCGTGCTGCCAAGTGGTTCAATACGTCGATTACAGGTGTTGATGCGCAGCACGTCGAAACCCGCCGCCTGCAAGTTGAGGAAATCTGCCGCGTCTATGGCGTTTTCCCCATCATGATTGGCCACAGCGACAAGGCCAGCACGTTTGCCAGCAGTGAAGCCTTCTTTTCTGCCCACGTCAAACACACACTGGCACCGTGGCACAAAGCCTGGACGCAGCGCATTGATGAAATGCTGCTGGACGGTGCTGGCCCGCTGTTTGGCGAATTCGACGTTCGCTATATGACGGCTGGCTCAATGGCGGACCGGGCGCAATGGGCGCGCACTATGGTGGAGATGGGCATTTACACACGCAACGAAATCCGCGACAACGAAGGTTTAGACCCGCTTGAAGGACTCGACGACCCACTCACGCCACTCAATATGACACAGGGCAACGCCCAAGGAGGCCAAGATGCCGAAACCACAACAGATTGAGCGCAAAAGCTCAGACGCCGGGCGCGAGATTCGTTCCTATGCGCTGCAAATCAAGGCCACAGGCGATGATGGCACAGTGGAAGGCTACGGCTCAGTCTTTGATGTGATTGACAGCTACGCCGACATCATCCAAAAAGGCGCGTTCGTAAAGTCCATTGATAGCCACAAGGCCGCAGGAACTATGCCCGCGATGCTTTGGCAGCACGATTCAAGTGTGCCAATCGGCGTCTGGACGGAAATGGCTGAGGACAAAAACGGCTTGATGCTGCGCGGGAAACTGGCAATGGACACCGTGAAGGGCAAAGAAGCCCATGCCCTGTTGAAGATGGGTGCATTGAACGGCCTATCCATCGGATTTATGTCGAAGCAATGGGCCTGCGACCAAGAGACAGACGTTCGCACCCTGACGGAAATTGACCTCTGGGAATGCAGCATTGTTACCTTCCCAGCCAACACAAAAGCGCGTGTGACAAACGTCAAATCCACTGACGACATTACCACGCTCAAAGATGCCGAGAAAGTCCTGAGAGATTCTGGATTCTCCAAGCAAGACGCGACGGCTTTTGTCAGCCGCGTCAAAACCCTATCGAGTCGGAGTGATTCTGACGACATGGGCGAACTGAAAGCCGCTCTTATCAAGCTGCGATCAACCATCTCCTGACAGTTATCACTCCAACCAACAACCGCCCACTGAGGCGGTTTTTTTATGCCCGAAAGGCACTCAAAATGAAACCTACCCGAACCTTTTCCGTTATCGCCATCGCAATGATGGCCCTCGTCGCACACGCCTTTGGCGCTGATCCCGACACTCTCGCATCCGTTGGTATGCTGGGCTTTGCCATTGGCAACGTGGAAATCAAAGACCTCGTGACAGGCATCCAGACCGCGTTTGACGAATACAAAAAGACCAACGATGCCCGCATCGAAGCCGTCAAGGCAGGTAGCGGCACGGCAGACTTTGACGCCAAACTTGCCAAGATGGATTCTGTTCTGGACGAACTTAAATCCAAGCAGGACAAGATCGAAACCCGCCTGTCGCGCCCCGGCTCGATGGAAAACAAGCAAGACGGCCAGTCCAAGGAAGCGGTTGAATACAAAAACGCTTTCATCAACTGGATGCGTTCGCCCACCGACACCGACCGCCAGCAAAAAGCATTCCAAGCCCAAAAGGCACTGGAATCCAAAGCCGCTGATGCCCGCACTACCGTGGCCGCATCGGGTGGCTACGCCCTGCCGGAAGAAATCGAGCGTTCCATTGCCCGCCTGGGCGTGGACATTTCCCCTATTCGCGGCATCGCCACCGTTCGCACTGTTGGAAGCCCTGATTACAAAGAGTTATTCGACACCAATGGTGCAGGATTTGAGTGGATCGGTGAAACCGACGCACGCAACCAGACCAATACGCCTGATCTGGCTGAAATTGCGCCTACCTTCGGCATGGCAAGCGCCAAGCCTCAAGCCACTGAGGAATCGTTGGACGACCTGTTCTTCAATGTCGAAGATTGGCTGATTAGCTCTGCTGCTGAAGCCATCTATGCGGGCGAGGGCGCTGCGTTCGTGTCTGGCAACGGCACCAAGAAGCCCACCGGCTTTCTGGCTGGCCCGGCACCCGTAACTACTGGCGATGTTGGCCGCGCCTTCGGTACGTTGCAGTATGTCGCATCGGGCCAAGCTGCTGCGTTGCCGACCAGCGCCGACATCTTCTACGACCTCGTTTACGCCCTGCGTGCCCGCTACCGTGCGAACGCCCAATGGGTGACAAGCAAGGCCGTGCTGTCTGCGCTGCGCAAGTACAA